CCCAGAAATTGTGCCACCAGTAATTGCTACTGCATTAGCATTTTGGGTGCTCATTGTACCCAAGCCAGTAATTGCAGTATTTGGGATGGTAGTAGAAGCGGTCATTGCTCCAGTACCATTTCCATAGACATAGCCTGTCAATGTAGTCGCACCAGTACCACCTGAAGCTGCTCCCAGAGTTCCAGCTAAAACAATATTGCCACCAGTTGCGGTGCTAGGAGTTAGACCTGATAAAGAAGTTCTAAATGAAGTTACTTCGCCACTTCCATCGACTGCAATGGTAATTGATCCAGCAGCATTAGTAATGGCAATACCAGTACCAGCAGTCAGAGTTGTTCTAGTAAAGCCAGTTCCATTACCAATATCAATTTGACCATTAATCGGAAGGGTGCTTAATCCAGTACCGCCATTAGCGATTGGTAGGATTCCGCTTATTTGACTTGTAAGACTGATAGTTCCAGATAATGCGCTAGTGGGAATGGTAGTAGATGCAGTAATCGCACCAGCACCATTGGCATAAACATAGCCAGTATAGTTCCCAAGGGTAACTGTACTATTGGCAGAAAGGGTTGTAAATTTGGCTGTAGAAGGGGTTGTAGAGCCTATAGGGGTATTATCTAAACTATCAATAGTCAGACCTACACCAGAGATTGTGCCACCAGTAATAGCCACAGCATTGGCATTTTGGGTAGACATAGTACCCAGACCAGACACCTGAGTATTGGTGATCGCAATAGAGGTTGTAGTGGCTGCGGTAAGTTGCCCCTGGGCATTGACAGTAAAGGTTGCTACAGAGCCAGCAGAGCCATAAGAACTAGCGGTGACTGCGGTATTAGCCAGAGCAATAGTAACTGCGCTAGAGCCATTAAATGAGCCACCTGATAGCCCTGTACCAATAGTTAAAGCATAAGGAGTAACTGCGGTGATAGTAGTGCTACCACCCAATGCAACTGCATTTCCATTGATAGTAATGGAGTTATTGACTAATGCACTATTAGGGATTGCAGTTAAAGTATTGGTAGAACCACTAATGGAAGTGCCAGTTAAAGTAGTTAAGGTAGAACCTAATGCTACATTTGTAGTGCCGATAGTGATAAATGAATTAGTAAGTCCTGAATTTGGGATAGTCGCATTAATCTGGCTAGGCGCAATGCTAATTGGTGTATTGCTTGCGCTAGTAACTTGACCTTGAGCATTTAAAACTAAAGCTGGCACATAAGCAGCAGTACCATAAGACCCTGCGGTAACACCAGTATTAGTAATGCTAAACTGAGTGCCAGTAAGGGTTAATCCTGTACCAGCACTATAAGTGCCTTGACCAGAAATTTGTGTCCAAGTAATAGGGGTGACATCAATTGTGCCAATTTCAGGGACAATGGCTACCCAACCAGTTTTGGCATATAAAGTGCCATTTTGTACAAAAGTAGTTGCGCCTGGTATTTGCACCCATGCTTCCATATCGGCTGCTCTAGCCCAAGCAGTTGTAGAAGCAACGAAAATACCATTGTAAGCAGCATTATCTTGCGCCCTAACTACAACTCGATCACCAGCTAAAGTGGTATATCCATCAATAGTTTGTAGCCCAGAAAGAGTAATATTGCCAGTTGTAGCGCATTGACACTCATATTTTGCTGCGCCTGTAGAAATGGAGTCAGCATATTGCTTATTAACCAAGTCTGTAGGATTGACAGGAACAGCAGTAACTTGTCCAGAGTCGGTAAGGGTATTGGCAAAGTGCGGAGAATACAGGGCATTATTCATGCCATAAATTTGAGTAAAGGCACTTGCAGTACCAGCAGTCATCAAATTGGTTACAAAATCACCTCGCTGCCATGCTCTAGGAATAGTTCCTTCTTGACCTCGAACTACTGTTAAGGCATCACCAGTAATGCTAGTGCAAGAAACAATCTCAACAATTAAATTGTTGGTAGAGTTGACAAGGGTGAGGGTTACTGACTGATTTGCTGAGGGAGCAGGAAAATATGCTCCTGTACCAGCAGCGACATAAATGGTGGTATCAGTACTTGCTACAGGTAGAGCAAGAGTTGTCTGTGCCTGATTAGCAAATAATAGGATACCCATTTAGAATCCACTTGGCTGAAAAGATGTAGAAATTACATTCCAATGTGTTCCATCGGATTGCAATAGGCAAGAAGTACCAACAACTGCTTCTAAAATTGCTGTACCTGCTGTTGTTGTACCAGAAGGCACTACATTTGAAGATGCACTTGTAATGGTTACTCCATTAGGGTTTTTAATCCAAAGAGTATTACCATAATAGGATGCAGCATTTAAAAGAGTTAATACAACATCAAATGCAGTATTAATAATTAAAGTCGTATCGCTAGTAGTTTGAGTATAAAAAGCATTGGTAACTGTAGTTACTGTTGGTGGCAAAGCATTACCAGTTTGCTGAAAAGAACTAGCAGCACCAGCAGTAAAGTAATTAGATGCTAAATCTCCTGCCAACCATGATTGAGCAGTAGTCCCTTCTTGTCCTCTAACAATAGTGCAGACATCAGCAGACCTAGCTGTACAAAGAACAATTTCATCCAAAAGACCAGTAGCAGCATCAGTAAAGGTCATCTTAAATGCTTGACCAGTAGTCGGATTAGGAAATTTAGACCCAGTACCAGTTGCTAATGTGCAAGTGGTTGCGGATGCAGAAATAGGTGCTGCTAAAGTAGACTGTGCATTATTAGCAAAGAGCAGAATGGTCATACAAACTCCCTTTACAAAATGCTATAAGTGTCGGCTGCTGCACCTGTGAATTTAACAGTTGTTACAGGAAAGTTCAAGACATAAACAATCTGTGAAGTTTCGGTGTAAGTTGGTGTAACTGCTGCGTAATAAGTTGCTCCACCATCAAAAGAAAATTGAATGGCTCTACCACCAGCAGCCGAATTCAATACAAGTGAAGCTGGATAAACAACATTAGGAACATTGACAACCGCAGTTGTTCCAGTAAGAGTGCCTGTAATTGGGCTACCATAGTTATATGACATAATTTATTTCCTATTAATTTAAACTACTGGGTGAGGAATAGCAATTGGCTTTCCATTTTCATCTGCAACAATAATATGACCCTTTGATTGTTTTTCCATTAAAGATTGATATTTTTTATCTGTAATTTCAATAGCATCTTCTGGGATATTTTTTCCATGTATATCTTTGTGATAAAAACCTTTAGATAATTTTGAATAAAACATATTAATATCCTATAGCCATCCATTGAACACCATACATATAATTATCACCAGCACCAGGATAATTATTCCAAATAAAAAAACTAGATGTAGAAGGTGGCGCACCAGTAGGAATACAAGGAAAATTGTCTGATCCTCTATTGGGAGCACCACCGCCAGTACCTTCTCCAGTAGTCGCTGTAAAAGAAAGATTTAAACACGCATTTGGAAAAGCAATTGGAAAACTATAACTACCATATAAGCCTTCTCCACCATTTAAAACAACATTTCCCCATTGCATAATAAATCCACCTGGTAATACTAAATATCCATTCGTATTTTTAGCTGTTGTAAATCCACCTGTTACCCAATTTGATCCAGCAGAAATAAGAACATTTCCGTCAACAGGTGGAACTCCAGTTATTGCAGAAGTTCCATTACCAACAATAACTCCTGTTGGAAGTGAATTAGTACCAGTACCACCAGAAGAAATTCCTAAAGGAGTGATTCCAGAAATTGTTCCACCAGTAATATTTACTGAATTGGAATTTTCAAAAGCCATTGAACCAAGACTATTGAAATTAACAAAAGGATTTAATAAAACCCATTTATTTAAAGATGCGCTATAAACAACATAACAAACAAAACCTGCACCTGCAATATCGCCAGCAGATAAAGGCAAATTATTACCTTTAACAATAGTAGTAGTAGGAGTTACAGTTGACCCTAAAGTTAAGGTTAAATTTGGGGTTGAAGTGCCGTTGGCATAGGCAGCTTTGAAAGTCAAAAATAAACCATCTGATAAAGATGTCAAACTAGATGGAATGGTTACTGCAATAGTATCTGAACCACCTGTAGCTACACCATAGGTATAAACTTGCTCTTGAAGCTGTGCAGGGCTTAATGCAGTAGATTCCCCTGTGCCTGGATTCATTAATACATAAGCAGAATAAACAGGACTCCAAGCCAACCACATGGGATAGCCAGCATTGGCAATATCACCTGCAATTAAAGGTTGATTATTAGATTTAACAATTGGATAAATACCTGTGGCAGTTGATCCAATGGTTAAATTTAAAGTTGCAGCACCAGTATTTGCATAGGCAGCTTGCAAAGTAAAGGTAAAGTTTGTTGGAATATAGTTTAAATTAGAAGGAATGGTTGCTGATAAAGCATTGGCAGAGCCAGTAGCAATAGCAGTATCAAAAGTACCAATTTGATACTGATCTAGCTGGATATTATTATTAATAGTTCCAGCCGTAAAATACATTCCTGCTAAATCATTCGCTAACCAAGATTGAGGAGTTGTACCTTCTTGACCACGAACTATTGTAATAGTATCTCCTGATCTAGCAGTTACTAAAACGATTTCATTCAAAAGACCTGTAGCAGCATCCACAAAGGTCATTTTAAAACCTTGACCTGTGGTTGGGCTTGGGAATAGTGAACCTGTACCAGAAGCCAAAGTAGCGGTAGTGGCTGTGCTGGAAATAGCAGATGCTAAAGAGGATTTAGCATTATTAGCAAAAAGTAAGATTGTCATAGCAAATCTCTTAATAGGTTACATTGAAAGTATACTGGAAAGGCACTTGTAAAACACCTGCATTTATGCCTGATTGCAAAATTGGAGCAAGTGTAGTGGGAATTAAAGGAGTA